TTCAATCATGGAACAATAGATCATGTATGGTACGGTGAAGATTACGCATTTGCAAAACGCTGGAATGATAAATGTGGTGATATTTGGATTATTCCTGATATGAACCTGAATCATCATTCTAGTGATGGTACTGAATATAAAGGAAATTTCCATGAATTCATGCTTGCTCAACCAGGAGGGAGTAACGATCCCAAGTTAAATGCTGAAGGGTAAGGTATTACATGTAGGAAGTGGCGGGGCAGATTTACCAGAATGGTGTGGCAAATGCGATGAAGTTAAATTAGACATTGACCCACGTTGTAACCCTGATATTCTGGCTGATATTATGGATATGGGTGAAATAGGTAAATATGATGTAGTATTTTCTTCTCACGTTATCGAACACTTTTATGAATTTCAACTAGAGAAGGTATTTAGTGAATTCAGGAGAGTTTTGAATGATGATGGATATGTAATAGTAGTTGTACCAGATTTAGAAGGTGTTGAAGCAACAGAAGAAGTATTATATATATCATATTTTGGTGTTCCAATTACTGGATTAGATATGATTTATGGTATTCCATCGGAAGAAAACTTATATATGGCACACCATACTGGATTTACTGCTCCCAAGTTAGAAAAGTGTTTAATTAATAATGGTTTCAAAGAAATAGTAATAAAACCAATATATAGAAGTATCATAGGGATAGCAAAAAAATGTTAAAATACATGAAACATGATAAACATGGGTTTATGCCTGTTTATAATGACTCAGATTTTGAAAGAAACAAGAAGTACGGCTGGACTGAATGTAACATGGCTAATGAAGTCACTAAAGTACAGATAGAAGAAGTGGCAGATAGTCCAGAAGAAGCTTATAAGAAGAAGTTTGGTAAATATCCACACCATAAGATGAGTTTAGATACAATCATCAAGAAATTAGAGGAATGACATGAGTACAGCCCAAACCATCGTAAATGACGCATTAAGAGAAATCGGTGTTTTGGCTGAAAGTGAAACTCCCCTATCAGATATGGCTAACAATGCTTTCAGAGCATTGAATCGCTTGATGGAAACTCTAAGCAATGAGCGTTCATTTGCTTACTCAAATACAGCAATATCTAAGGTATTGGCTGGTCAATCTTCATTTACCATTGCTTCTACTGGTGGGACTTGGACAGCAGATCGCCCAATAGCGATAGATTCTGCAATAGTAACCAGTAATAGTGTTGACTATCCTGTAGCAGTTATAGATTCTCAAGAATGGGATGAAATAACCTATAAATCATCTACTGGCCCATTTCCTGACCGTGTTTATTATGATGCGACGATGCCAGCGGGTACACTCTATGTGTATCCAATATCAACTGGTGCTACTCTAAAACTACGCACGATTAGTGTAGTCAATAGTTTTGCTACTTTGGCTACTACTCTTTCGATGCCTCCCGGATATGAAGAATGCTTGATTAAGAATCTTGCAGTAAACATTGCACCTCAATATCCAGGTTGTATTCTCTCGCCATTAACGATACGTCAAGCAGCAAGTACCTTAGACAAGATACTTTCAGTCAATCGTGAGATACCAGAACTTAGTTTAGATCCTTCTCTTTTAGGTACAACGACAAGTAGTTTGGCTGCTATCTATCGAGGTTAAATATGAAGATGAAAGGCTTTTTATCTGGTACAGATGTTCAGCGTAGCCTGAATTTGACAGATAATCGCCTAATTAATCTCTATCCAACATCTAATGATGATGGTTCTGTAGGAGCTTTGGTGGCGACTCCAGGACTTGAGCTATACGCAACTATACCAGCCGCAGCAATCGCCTCTGGCATCTATACAAGCACTGTAGGAAGGTGTTTCATGGTAGCTGGAACTACCTTATATGAGATAACTGCTGGTGGGACATTAACTTCTCGTGGAACAGTGACCGCTGGAACAGTCAGTAGAATGTCAGACAATGGTGTAGAACTGATAATCGTCAATGGTACGAATGGATGGTTATTTACGTTCGCTACTAATGTCTTGGCACAAATAACCGCTGCTGCCTTTCCTAATGGATGTAAGACAGTCTCATACATGAATGGTCGATTTGTAGTAGTTGAGCCTAATACGCAGAATATGTATGTATCTTCTAGGTTAATAGGAAGTACATGGGATTCTATGAATGTAGCTACTGTAGACTCAAATCCTGACCGTGTAATAGGACAAATCGTATCTCATAACGAACTAATCATCTTTTGTGAAGATTCTGGTGAGGTTTGGTATGACACAGATCAATATCCAGTACCATTTGTCAGGAACGAATCAGGTATCTTCGAGGTAGGTTGTATATCTCCATACGCGATTACCAAAATTGATAACTCTGTAATCTGGCTTGGTAAATCATCTACTGGATTAGGTGTTATTTATCGGTTAAACGGATATACTCCGACTAGAATATCAACATATTCAATAGAATACGCAATTCAGCAAATGACTGATACTTCTGATGCGATTGCATTCACTTATCAACAGGATGGACACCATTTTTATGTGATTACCTTCCCTACTGGTAATAAGACATTTGCTTATGATGTAAACACTCAAATGTGGCATGAGAGAGCTAATTTCTCTACTGTTACGGGTAATTTCTTCCGTTGGGAAGCACAAGAATACGCTTACTTTGATGGTAAGCATCTAGTTTGCGACTATACCGAAGGAAACATCTATAGCCTTGAAATGAATGTATACACTGATGGTTCAGATAAACGGAAATGGCTACGATCATGGCGCTCCCCCGCTACTGACATGAAACGAGTAGTCCATAGTAAACTGACACTTGAAATGGAGTCTGGAGTAGGTCTGGTTGGCGGTGTAGACCCACAAGTAATGCTCAGATATTCAAACGATGGTGGACATAACTGGTCAAGTGAACTATGGCGGTCTATGGGTGCTATAGGTGAGTTTTCAAAGAAAGTTATCTGGCATAGATTAGGCATGACAGGCGAACAACCAAGAGTATATGAGATAAGCGGGAATACTCCCGTAAAGACGATATTACTTGCGACATATTTAGAGTGAGGTGAATTATGGGTGGAAGATTAACAAAAATAGTAAAAAGTGTAGCAAAAGTTGCTGTATCTCCATGGACTATACCAGCAAAATATGTGGCTGGTAAAGTAGCTCCAAATGGATATTTCAATGAAAGATTAGGAAATGTACAACCTAATAGAACTGACTTTGAAACAGCCGCCGCTGTAGCTGCCGCTGCTGCTGGTGGGGCATATTTAGCTGGTGGTACTGCTGGAGCTGCCGGCGCAGGAGCAGGTGCTGGAGCAGGTGCTGGAGCAGGAGCAGGTGCTGGAGCAGGAGTTGCTGGTGCTGGAGCTGCTGCTGGTGGTAGTTCTATGGCTCCTTGGGCATTAGGAGGTCTAGGTGCATTAGGAGGTATATATAGTGGTAATAAAGCTGCCCAAGCAGCAAGAGACGCTGCGGCTATGCAACAAGACGCTACCAATCGCGCAACTGCTGAAAATGCACGTCAATTTGATATTGGTCAACAGAATCTAGCACCGTGGCTTCAGGCTGGTACAAATGCTTTGGCTTCTCAACAGTCATTGATGGGATTGACTGGACACAGTACACCTGCTGATACTTTAGCTCAACTGCAAATGGACCCAGGTTATCAATTCCGCATGGAACAAGGACAGAAAGCATTTGATTCTTCAGCACTAGCTCGACGTGGTGGATTTGGTTCTGGTTCTGCTTTGACAAGTGCAATTAACTATAATCAAGATGCGGCTTCTCAGGAATATGGCAATCGACTTAATCAACTGGCTGGAATATCAAATACTGGTCAAACAACAGGAAACCAGTTAGGTGCTATGGGTGCTAATTACGCTAACAATCAAGGTAATCTATGGACTGGTAATGCTAATGCTCAAGGCGCTGCTGGATTTGCTGGTGCTAATGCTAGACAGTCTGGTTTAATAGGTGGGTTTGGATTAGGTTTAGCGGGAGCTAATCTATACAATAATTGGGGTAAATAACTATGCCAATAGATAGCGGGATTTATAACAACCAATTATTCACCAATAGTCTTGCTGGTGGACTGGCTGATACTATCAATCAATATCAGGATAGGCAGACTAAACTTGCTGATTTGGCGCAACAGCGTCAACTACAAGGTATGCAAATCGAGCAAGCTAAAGGCACTCTAGCAACTGCTGCTCAAAACAAAGATGAGGAATTCATGCGGAGAGTAAGTTCCCGTATAGCAGAAGATCCAGCAAATATAAATGTGATATTACAAGAAGCTACTGCTACTGCTCCTCAATATGGAGCTAATCCTGAACATGTAGCTTGGCTTGTGAAAGATTTATCTTCTTCTAAATCACCAGAAGAATTGGTACAAAAAGCTTATATGCACTCTTTAGATCAATCGCAACGTGCGAAAGTTATTGAAGATAAATTAGCATCTAAGAATCAGACTTATAAGCTAGATGCTGGAGAAACGAAATTTGACTCAAATAATAACCCTATTGCTTATGGGAGAGGAAAAGAAGTAAAACCTGAATATAGTCTTATAGCAAAAGAACTTATTGATTCTGGATTTGTTTATGGGACATCGGAATTCAATACAGAAATGAAACGCAGATTAACTCAAAAAGCAAATAATGAATCAACTCCTGTTTCACCTATAAGAGTTGTAGACAATGATCCAAAATCACCTACTTATGGAAAACCTGTTATAAAAGATGGTAGAACAGGAAAAACATTAGGTATTGATTCTGGTTTAGATGTAAATGTTCAAAGCGATTTATCTGGAGCAAAGGTATCTGGTGCAGAAAAAGGTAAACGTGCTATCAATATGGCTGGTTTAGGTGATTCAATAGAAGAAGCTAGAAGTTTGTTATCTGGTTCATCAGGGGAACCATTACCAACTGGAAGTAGTTTAGGAACTATATATGATAAAGCTGCTGGTATTT